TCTCGCTCTGCATAATTCAACTTCATACTTAACTCCGTCAAATGTGCTTTTAACCCTGTCTAATTCGTTTAACATTCTTGTTCTGTAAACATCTGATTTGCCTTTGAAATTTTGCAACATTTCAGCACGTCTTTTATCAGATACTTGTCCGAATCCTTCCTGTGTATATTCTTCTAATCCAAATTGCGTAACGTGCAATCCATGAAACGGCAAATAACGCACTACAGTTGCCGTTGCTAACCATTTTTTAACAAAGTTGTAATAGAAATCCATTAACTCATACGAAGTCCAAAATTCAGCATCTTCTGGACTTGTTGTTGTTTGTTCTAAAGCTATGTAATAAGCAGAATTATAAAATACTTTCGCACCCTCTTCATAAGTGCGACCATTTTTAAACTGCGAATAATTAGCTTTTACTGCTTCGTTTATGGCTTGGTATAATTCAATTTGAATTAAGTTTTGCAGCTCGATTTCTTGAGCATCAATAACGTGAAGTTTCAAATCACTTTCATCCGTATTTGGCGAAAGTGCAAGTATCGGAGTTATATCCATAATCCCAATCCATGCAAATAGGTTGTTTATCATTTTACAATCTCTTTAGTTATACCAAATTCAGAAACAGTCCAATCTATTTGACCGCCAAACATATTTTTAAACGCTTGTGTAATTAATCTTTGAACTGGATTAACTGTTTGCCTAAGCATTGCCATTGCCTGCTTAATAGCGTTATCATTGCCTAAAACAGCCGCCTCTGCATATCCTAATAATACTGGATGCACGCCCCAAAGTCTACAAACGGCTCTCTCTATTATATCTCTTTTTGAATTACTTGCTTCTAAAATTGGTTTTGGGTCATTGCCTGAAAATATTGGAGCTTGCTCCGCCATTTCAGCAAAGTTCACCAATACCGCAAAACGTGAAGTTAACCCGTCTTTGTTTTTTTTCATGCCTGTGAACTGCACCATTTCGCCCTCTATTCGTTGCCTATCCGTTAATCCGTCTTCGCCTTTTTCGTTGTCATCAACGCCAAAGAAAGTCATAACACCACCTAAATTAAAACCATTTAAAACCGCTTCATAATCCATTTTAGAAAGTTCGGACGAAGTCTTTACATCTTCAATACTCGCTAAAAAATCAGGTATTGCATAAACATCTGAATCAAAAGGATTGCCGTCAAACACATAATAAATTTCGCCATTAGAATTAAAATCTGTGATGTTTTTAGTCATAGCCTCAAAACTTGCTACTTCGCCCTGAAAATCTTGCAACTTAATCCATGCATTTTTATCTAATTTCTCAAGTCCAATAGTCGGATTATACATCCAGTTCCCATCTAAAGACTTTCTAATCTTTTGGAACGGCATTAATGTAACTTTTCCAACTCTACCATTGCCTAATCTTGAAATATGAAACACCGCACAATCCATATAAGCAAAAGATAAAGCAGATTTTGAAAGTAATTTATCAGCCGTTTCTTTTTCATTCACTTTAAAAAAAGATGCTTGTTCACTTACGAATCCATCGGACTCTATGTACTCTGCATATTTTTTAGCTGCTTTTTTTGCCGTTCCTGAATTGTTTATAATGTCGATTATCTCTAAAGGCAAGTTATCATTCCACCCAAATTTATGATAGCCTAATGCTTTGTTCTCGAAAGTTGTAGGGAGTATATTCCTAAAATGTACTTTTGATGTTTTTTTGAATTTACTCATACAATATTCTGATAGTTTACAAACTTTTCTTTAATAGTTGAAACACCTTGTGGATGTATCACCAATTTTTTATTCGGCTTAATGCAAAGATATTGTTTTTGGTAGTCAATATACATAGCATCAACTATTTTGTTAGCCTTACTTAATAAATTAATTAATTTATTATATGCTCTCTTATGCACAACGTAAGCAAATGCGCCCCATGTGTAGACTTGTTTGGTGAAAAACTTGTCATAATATTGCGGAGGTCTACCAAACGAACCGCCTAAATAAAGGATATGGAAATTATATGGAAGTTCCGATAAGTAAAGCTGAAAATCTTTACTAAAAGTATCTGTAAAAAGTATGTCATCTTCAAAGATAGCAACACACTCAAAGCCTTGTTTCTTTGCATATTTTAAAGCCTTTAAATGCGATTGAATACAAGCGTACTCATTATCAGTAACGCCTGCTATTTTGCTTTTAATCTCTTTGCCGTCAACGGCTTGTATTATTTCGATTTCGGTGGTCTGCCCGCTTTCTTTTTCGTAACCAAAACATCCCTCTTGTTTGGCTGCGCTGGCAAAGAAAGATTTTCGCCTGTCGGCACTTCGTTCAAGGTTGATAACGACTCCAGCGACTGGATATTTAACGGATTGCTTTTTTTTTTGATTGCGCTTAATTCAACAAAACAATGCCCTCTATTATTGAGTTTGGCAATTTCTACCTTTTCATCTGTGATATTATCAGCATTAATAGTGATAATAGTCCTATTACCATCTCTAAAAACAAGTTCGCCAATACCGTCTTTTAGTTTGTACTTTGAAAAATTCATATAGTTAATTAAATGTTTACTAAAATTCTTTCAACTCCAAATATAGTATCTCTTTTCAATATTTCATAATTCATGCTATTTAAACCGCTTTTTAGCCATGTTTGTCCTGTTGCTAACACTAAGTGTTTATTTACTTTATATTGGTCTGTAATAGGCTGTTTTTCGTGTGCTAAAGAAAAGTATCTATGTTGCTCAAACTTAGTTTCTATTACTGCTAAAATAGTTCTATTGAATAAGTCATCATCTTCACCACCCCAACCCCAAAAATCATTGCTGAATCCGTTGCATTTTAAAAATGAATCTGAATCAAAAGCAGTAACTCCACCAAAGCAAGTTTCATAAGGTACTTTATAATTAAATTGCTCACATAAGCCTGAAAAGTGATAAGCCCCTTTTATCGGTTTTGAGTAATGGTCTAAATTATGAGCTAACAAATCCACATCATGAAAACAAACTTGATTATCTTTTGTTTCATTAAAACCCACATTAAACAGTTTTCCCCTATTAAATAGCTTTCTGTTGGCTTGTTCTACTACCAATATATCAAAGCCTTTGTAATGCTCTACAAACCGCTTTAAATGCGATTCTCTGTTCCTATATGGTATGATAATTTTCATCGGTTAATTAATGCCCATTCATAACACCTGTCTATTCTTTCAGTTTGCGCTACATCTTTGCCATATTCTCTGCTATACCATGAATGTATGCCCATCGGTCTGTCGTTAATCTTAATTATTGTACTAACCCCATCTGTGCTTTCTATATCGGTGAAATTAGCACCCAAGAAATTATCATACAGCCAGTATAAGAATCCTGCAAATGGTTCGTTTAAGTTTCCATTCTTCTCAACTTTATTTGCGTACTGATATTGTTTTGAATTGTCGAATAAAGCTATTTTTGTTTTAATCAAATCCACATTAAACACATTGAAAAAAGGATTAACATTGAAAACAGAATTATTTCTGTGGCTAATTATACCCCCGTCAGGAACTCCGCAGTAAGCATAACCCTTTTCTACCATTGTGTTTATTACATTGTCTAATAAATATTCATTGACAATGAAAAAATCCTCATCTGCATTTACTATAATGCCTGAAAAGTTATGAGTAAACAAATGCAAAAGATAATCTAAAGCACCGTTATATCCTTGAAACTGCTTACACTGAATAAAATTATTATCGCTTTGCCAAAGTCCTTTAGCAAGCGTGTATAATTTTTCATTTGCCGAGCGTGTTACTATTGTCTTAACCATTGATTCTGTTTTTTATCCATTCGCAAATCTCAAAGTGTTCTGATTTTTGGAACTCAATTAGTGCTAATTTTAATTTATATTTTTTATGCTTTTCGTATTCAGCATTTTCGACATCAAATTTACCGATATTTTCACGATAATATTTTTTTATTGACAAATGGGCATCTATTAAGCAACTGCTGCACTTAGTGTTTAATTCTTTACTATAAATTTCTTTATAATAAAATGCTAAATGTGTAATTGGAACGTCATAATAGGACTTACTAACAACGTCTTCATAAACCTTTTCTAAGAATTGAATAGTTACCATAGAGCAAAAATAAAAAAAGCCCACAATAATGTGAGCTTTTTTCTATCTAAATTAAAACTTATGCTACTGGAGCAGAAATAGCATTCAAATAAGCTATCGAACCCGCCAAATCAGTAACTAAGAAATAGTCAGGAAGTGTAGTTTGGTCACCCGCTGCTGTGAAAGTTATCGAAGTGTCATCTTGTAAAGCAGTTCCAGTTCCGCCTGCAAGTGCCGACATCTCCATTCCTTTGTCCAATCCGTAAACAAGTATTTGCCCGTTTTCCGTTTGCAAAAAAGCTACCATTTCATCAGCATTTACTAATTTTTCGATTGCTATTTTTTGTGCTGGGTTTTCAGGGTAAATCTTGAATATCACTGTATGCTTAACAAGGTTTACATTATCACCAACTACTCCTTCAATTGCTCCGCTGTTTTTGTTTTTCTTTGAAGTAATAGTTGCTAATTTATAAGTTGTCGAACCATTAGCAGCCATTGTGATTGTGTTCACATAGCCGTTGACATCTTTTGTATAAGATGAAATTTGCCCTTTTTGAGTCAACCAAATTCTTTTATCTACTCCACCAACTTGATTTTCAGCTTCACAACTGATTCCTATGCTTCTTATATCGTCTAAGCAATTTGCCATTTTATTTTATTTTATAAGGTTAAAGGGGGCTATTAACCCCCTATTAAATATTTAGAATCCTGCGATTACGTTATAGAAACCAAAACGGTATACATAGTCAACCATTGCAGATGCAGGGCTGTAAACAATATCGTCTTTTCTATCATAGAACGGCTCAATCATTTCGAATCCTGTTCCATCCAACATAATATCATGGTTTGCACCGATTGTAAGAATAACTCTGTTTGGACTTACTGTTGATGCAGGTGAACCTGTAGTATCATACAATTTCAATCCTCTGTCTACAAAATCAACTACATAGAAAGGTATTCCGTTGTAAGAAAGTTCGTTGATTCCTTTAGTGATGTAATCAGTTTGGATTATAGAAGTCAACCCTGTTTGAGTTTGCAAATAACGCTTCCATGCTTTTGCTACTGTACGAGTTACAACTAATACTTTTTGCTCATCAGGGATTTGCAACAATTCATCTGTTTGTGCATCGTAGATTTTAAACATTGTAGCTTCGATGTTTGCTGGTAGCAAATCATTATCAGAAATACTTCCCGCATCAACTGTACCATCATTTGCAGAAACACCCGCCAAAAGTGATGCATAAACTCCATTAGCGCCTGAAAGAAATGGAGTTGCGTTGCCTGAAGATGCTAAGAATGTTCTAAGTAACAAACCATTGTTAAGAGAGTTTGATTGCTTTTCAACTATTCGAGAAATCAATTCAGGATAAAGTTCGCCTTTTCTCCAACCGTCAGGAAGTTTGTCACCAAATACAGACTTAACGAAGTCAGTATAACACTGTTGAAAAGAAAGTTCAATTTCAACTGGTGAAAGTGCTTTTTTAGTAATTGGAGTTCCTTCTTGGTATTCCCATCCACAAGCCTCTTTCAAAGTTGGATTAGCTGTGAAAATAGAATCGAAATACAATTCTTTTCCAATTTTACCAATGTGAACATTAAAAGGAAGTGCGTTTACTTTTGGGTCATTCAAAAGCGGTGCATAAAATAGCTCGTATGCTATCGAGTTGTTTTCGGGTAATGATGTAACTGCGTTCATTGTTTGTTTGTTTGTTTGTTTTAAAAATTTATTTCTTTGATTCTCTTTCTGCCTTTTTCTTTTCTGCCAAAAGTTCCATTGCTGTTTTAGCAACTTCTTCTTTTGCTGGTTTGCGACCGCTATTTTGGTTGCCCTCTGCTTTGAAATTTTGTCCCGTTACTAATAACGCTTCAAACTTTTTGATTTCACCCGCAAAGTTTTGCAACTCTACTTTGGTTTCATTTAGCAAAGTTTCTTTTTCGTTTACGATTTCATCTTTAGCAACTAATGCCGCTTCCAATTCTGCTATCTTAGCGTTCAAAGCCTCAACGTCTGCTGGCTCTTCTACTGCAATGATTTCAACTACTACACCGTCTAACACAACAAAGGTGCTTTCACCTACTGTGTGATTGCCGTCAGGTGCCGGTACTGTCATCGCTTCATCTGTGAATAAAGCCGTTCCAACTTCTACAGCATCTGCATCGAAGTAAACTGTTACCCCATCTGTTGTTTCTACCATAGCGTTTTTAAATAGTTTCTTTGTAAGTTTTGCAAGGAATCCTTTTATCCCTGTTAACTCTGCTTGTAATTCTTTTGTGTCTGCCATTTTTGTTTGTTTATTGTTAATTAAATATGCCGCTATCTTGTATTTTGTGAATGCCTTTACTTCTCCACCAGCTACTTGATCTGCAAATCCGTTTTCAATTGCTTCTTTTGCTGAAAGTGTTGTTTGTCGGTCAAGTAATGGAGTTAAATCCTCAACTGATTTTCCAGTTATTTCAGAATAAAAGTTTTTAATCTTGTTTTCCGCTGCTTTCAAATCCTCATGCAATAGTTCTAAATCTTTCGCTTCCATTGGGTCGGGTGCTGTCGGTTGCCAAAATGGATTGTGTACAAAAAATTCAGAGTTTGAGTACATATATCTTTTGCCCTTTTTACCCGCTTGGTAAATAACAGTAGCAATAGAACCACACATACCATTCACATAAGTATTTATCGTGCCGTCAAAAGCCATTAAGCGGTCATATATTGCGAATCCCTCAGTAACCGAACCGCCACCGCTATTAATAAAAACATCAATTTCTGTTGCGCTGCTTAAGTTATCTAACTTGTGGTTTAAGTCGGCAAGTGAAAATGATGATTCATTAAAAAAGGAATCAGAACCTATATAACCGTTAATGTAAATTTTTTCTTTTTTCACAATACAAAAATATTGCTATATTTGTGAAGTATTTTGATTAAGGCTAACTATTTAAAAAACAATTAAGGCTAAAAATTATGAAGCACTCTATTAAGTATCTTATAGGCTATTACATAACCTTTTTTTCGGTAGCTTACTTCACTTCATCTTTTATTTCATTTAGTCCTAATCCTTTAGAATGGGGCGAAATTTCACGACTTTTGTTTCTTGTTATACTTTCAGTAGCAATCAAAACAAAACATGGATAAAAAGAAAAACCCAAATTTCTCTAAACAAAGGAAAACAACATTGCCCCCTTATTGGGATTCTAAACTCAACTCTATTATTTTCAACACTGGAATAAAAGAAAGTGAGTTTATTAGAAAAGCAACTATCAAGGAAATCGAACAAACAATTTCTAAAGTTCCGAAATAGCAACGGACTTATCCACGTTTGTTTCAAAGTTTCTAAACTCCTCAAGTACTAATTTTTGTGCTGGCATTGCTGACACCGCTTGCATCATTGCTTTTTCAGTTGCATTGCGTGCCATTAAATCACTCCCCGCATTTCGTGTTGAGTAACCCCCATCGCCCGTAGGAATGAATCCTGTTGCAAATCTTTTATTGCCCATTTGGAAGTTAGGTCTATTGCCTACTGCTAACTCCATTTGCGCTAATATCGGTGCGAATCTTTCAGTAGCTCTTGCTGTCATTACAGATTCACCTCTTGAAAGTTTAGCATCTATTGAATCACTTGTTGCCGTTCCCGCACCCTCTAATCCGATTACACCTGTTGCAAATGCTGGCTTTGGTGGCGCAGGCTGTGAAGCTATGACTGCTATTTGTGCAGCTCCCGTTGCCGCTGCAAGTGCCGACAATATAGCCCCCGCAAATGGCACTGGATTGGCAAATTGAGCGATAACTGCCTGAGCCGTATTAATTATGGTTTGAATTATTGAAGTCGCTTTATTGGCTTGAAATTGCTTTAACTGAATTTGATATTTAGCATTTGCAGCATCACGTTCAGCCTTTTGTATCCTTATTGCTTTTTCTTCCTCACTTACTGTGCTTTGATTAATCGCATCTATTTCGGCATTCTTTGTATTGTCAATATTGTTCAACCTGGTTTCATAAACCATGTTTATAATACCCGTCACCGCTTCTACTGCTTTACTTATTTCTGATAATGCATTTTGCGCTTCTTTTATCCCATCTTCATCTAATCCTAAAGACTTACCAAAGCTTGAGTCACCCTCTTTTTTTGCAGTTGCGTCTTTTCTTAGTAAAGATATTTCATTTCGTAGCTTTTGAATGCCTTGCATTTCCGCTTGAGTAATTACCCCATCCGCACCTAAATATTGTTCAGTTAATTCTAATTGCTCTTCAAGAAAATCTAAGTTTAACTCTCTTTTTTTTGCTGCTTTTTCTTTTTCCGTTCCCAAAGACAAATCGACTTGTTGGAGTTCTAAATCCAAACTCCTTTTATTAGCTTCTATTTGAGCGTTAAACTCTTTAGCATTGTTAGCTATTATTTCCGCTTCAATTCTCTTTCGGTTTTCTTGCCGTTTCTTTTCAGCATCTTGGTCAAACTTTTCAAGTGCTGCTATTTTTTGTTTTTCAATAGCGTTTCTTAATTCAACTTCTTTTTTGCTGTTGCCAGTTATTGATTCAAATTTAACTTCAAAGCTACGTTCTAATTTTTCACGTTCTGTTAATAAAAAAGCATCCGATAAAGCCGTTAAATTATCTGCATACTTTTGTTCCTCTGCTAATTGTTTTTCCCTTGCCGCTTGTTGCTTCGCTTCTCTTTTTTCACGTTCTGCCTGTGCTTTTTCTTGAGCGGCTTCTTCTTTCTCAATCAACTTGTTTTTAGCATTAACTACTTTCTCCAAAAACTTACCGCTTTCATTATCTAACTTTGCTCTGTCTTGCAATGTTTTTTGATATGTGGCTAACTCTTCATCTGTTAAACCTTTTTGCTTTTCAAGTCTTTCTCTTAATGCTAATGATTGTTTGCTCGTACCCTCTGCTAATATTTTTAATTCTGTTTCTGAAATATCTAATTTATCAACTAAAGCCTTTTTTTGCTCTCTTAATAATTGGTCGTTTCTCTTTACTGAATTATCATATAATGTTTTTTCAAGTTGTTCTGCTTTTTCAAGTAATGCAGTACGTTCCTCCTCTGTTTTAGTCCTGTCTTTTGATTGTATTATTAATTTATCAATATTGCCTTGTTGCTTTTCAATTTGTAAATTATAAGCGGCTTGAGTATCCTCCAAATCACGCATTACATTAAGTAAATCCAATGATTGATTAACTGCATCTTTTATTGAACCCCCTGTAACTAATGCTCTAAATCCTGCTGCTAATGCTGTTGTGGTTTCCTCTACTGCATCTGCAATTGGTTTAAAGTTTTGAAACACATTAATAAGCCCTTGCATTGCCATTATTATTATTGGGATTCCAGTTGCTGCTAATGCTGCGCTAAATCCCTTAACTCCACCACCTGCTGCTTGAAATCCTGTTTTAGCTGCATCTAATCCGCTTTTTAATTGACCTGCAGAAACTCCAAATACATTTAATTCTTTTGCAGCGGCAACTATCCCACCTTGATAATCGCCAACGCTTCGCCTTGTATCGCCTAATTTCTTTTCCTGGTCTTTTAATGTATCACTTAAGGACTTTAACTGTTTTTCAACTATTGGACTCGGATTTCTTAACTGTTGATTGTATAAGGCATTGTACAACTTTCTATTCGTTTCAATTGTATTGTTTTGAATCTTTGTTATATCAATATTTGCTTCAGTAGCTTTTTTAAGTTCCCCTAATCCCTTTTGTTGGTTAGTCAATACATTAGTCAAAGCGTTTACTTCTTTGCTTAATACATTTACCTCTGCTTTAGCCCTAATTGCATCCTCTGAATATTCAGTTTGAGAATTTTTGGTTTCTTGATACTTCGCCCTTGCTTTCTCTAATTCAGAACCTAATTTAGCAAGCTCACTAACTACTGGTTGTATATCTATTTTAAATACTTCAACTTCTGCCATTATAATAATTTTATAAGTTCTACTACACTGCTATTTTTAGATGTATAGTCAAATTTTATTTTGTTCACATAAAAATAAGTATCCAGTTCTCTGATATAAACGGGCTTTAAAAAATCCAAATTCGATACATCGCTTAAATTCAATCTAACATTCAATTCAATTATTTTATACTTATCTATAACGCTAATTATGTACGTGTAATAATTATTAAATATGTTAAATCCAAAGCCTAGGTTATTTGTATAATTAGTATCAATGAATCTTGTAAATGGAACATTGGAAACTATCTGATAGGAGCTCCCTGAAAGCACATCGGAACTATTTCTAACAAACATTGGAGAATTTCTTAATTCTAATATCAATATTCTCATATTAACATCATTGGCAATGTCTCCATTTTCGTAAATCTTAATTTGATTAACTGGGAATGTATAAGAAAACCTATTAACATTTTCAGTGGCGGAAAAATCCACAGAAATCAAATCTTTATTTACAGGAAGATTTTCATTTTGAATTACAGCGTTATAATCCGTACCAACTGGTTTTATTACTGAATCGTCATCTTTATATTTTAAAAAATTGTTTTGCGCATAATCCAATTCAAAATCAGTAATGTAGTCATCTGTAAAATCAACTTTGCCACTCCAGTCAATTGCATTATTTATATTATTTCTAATGTCGTTAAATTGGTTTAATTTGACCACTTTAGTATTTTCATCCACTGTTATCACACCCGAAAATAACTTAAGATAGCTTTTGATAAAATCACCTTGCTTTAAATTAGGTAGCATAGTAGACGGGGTCAAATATCTAAAGCCCCCAAATTCTCTTGCCTGTTGTTTTGTTCTTATGTCTAAAGGATTAAGTATAGTGCAACTTGTGATGTTAAAGTTTGTAGCGGAATCCATATATAATGATATTGCGCCCCCACTTTGAGTAGAAAATCTTATGCTCATTCCGCATTCACCATTCCCCCCCTTTTTTACTTCTATAAAATCAGTAATTGAATAGGTTGTGATTCCTAATGGTATATTTCTTGTATATGTTTTTGTTTGACTACTTGTTATAACTTCTATTAATAAAACAGCTCTTGAAGATGGTACTACTTTAAAATTCAATGTAAAATTTATTGATACTTCATCTGCAAAACAAAGATTTCTAAAATTATAGGGTGAAGTAAAATTGCCCATTACTGTTCTCGGTCTTGTAGTTACAGTTGAATCAATCCAATATGTTTTTGAGGTTAATAAAGATGCAGCGTAATCAAATCTATAAAAAGGGTCAAAAGTAAATGTTAATGGCACAGTTGCGGGTCCTCCTGTCAATGGTAAAAATCTTCCTAAGTATTTACTCCCGTCATAATCCCTTACCTTTTTTCCATTGCAAGGAATTATAAGATTTGGCGTTTGTATATTATTTTGTAATGTGTATCCTGCAGCATTACATATTTTATTTAGTATTGAATTTACTTTAAACGCTGGTAGCATTGTTTCGCTACTCATTGTAGCTCCAACCGAAACGTATGCATTTGGGCTGTCTTTGTTGAAGTCTACTATAGGAAATACTATGTCATTGTTATTTGTAGTGCCTATCCTTTCTGCATTGTAAAATCCATTGTAATCTGAATAATTTAAAGCCGAAAGCAATTTGTCTTTTAATAAATCAAAAAAGCTAACATTAGTTCCATAGGTTCTTATATTATAATATCCATCGACTTTTTCTAAAGTACAAAACCGCATATTCATATCAACCCCATCAACGTATAAACGGCAATCAAGTCTTTGGTATGGTATATTTGAAGCGGATGTGACCACTTCGCAGCTTTGAAAAATTGCTCTATTGTTTGCCGTCTTTGGTAGCTTAAATGAAATTGACCTCGCACCTACTCTTTTTGATATGTCTCCTATCGGTGCAATAGCATACTCACCAATAATAGTTTCATTTTGGAATACGTCCGCATCAACTCCATTTATTACTAATCGAATCACTGACCTTGTATATTTAACTCTTTAGCTATCAAAAATCTAAATGTTCTTTCAACTATCCTTTCTCTTGTATCTCTAACAATCATGCTCTCTCTGTCAACTATAATTGGAGTGAACCTATCTTCAAAGTTTAAATAGTCGGGCAATTCTTCATCGTAAACCCACGCTTGTATTGAATTTCGTAAAGATTCTAATACCGATAATAACTCCCTATCTATTACGCCTGTATTTACCACCACAGCTCGGTAAACATCTTTTAAACTTAAATTTTTTAAAGTTAGGTTTTGAGTTTTAAATGTTTCTGCTTCCCCATCAGTTATTTCGTAAATCGCTCTTTTCCCACCGAATAAAAAACTTTGATAACCGCCCTCTCTATTAAGCCAAACAATATTTAATCCAGTACAGCATTCAGGAGTATATGGAATAGTTGCTGCTGCGCATACACTACTCTTATTAATAATTATAAGATATTCTATGCCGCCTGCTGAAAATCCTATGACGGTCGTGCCTATAGTTACTCCTGGATTATATATATAGCTTGTCCCTGTCCATGTAAACCATGCAGCCAAATTAAATGTATAGGTAGTTCCTGTCCATATAAACCATGCTGGCACGGGTTCATAAGCATTCCCGTTCCATACTCCTAATAATGTACGTGGCGTACCTGTAAACCCATCTAATGGCTCACTAATAGTTCCATTTGTAGCACAAACACTATATGACTTGTAAACTATTTTCACAGTTCAAGTATCTGATATGTAATGTAAAAAACTAATTCACCATCACCATTCTCAGGATTGCCAGTTAAGGTAGTAAAAAATAAACCTTGGTTTTCTATGTCATCTACATATCCCGATTCAGTTTGAAAAGAATAGCTTGTTTGAGTAAAAGACAAATCTAAAAGACTACCAATATTTTGTGAATTTACCGTTAAATATCCGTCTACATTTGTATCGTATGCTGTTGTGTCAAAACTTCTTTTAATAGTTATGTTAATTATTTGGTAAAATGAATTAACCCCTGGCGCTGGCAATAATTCAACTGGATTATCATGGCTATCTAAAATCTCCGCACTCGTTACAGTCACTTTGATAGTTTGAATTAACGCAACAGGCGTTTCAGTTAAAAAGTATTTCCATGCAACTCCATTATGGTATCCATATTTAGCCAAATCGGTATTATACACTAACAATCCAATTGGTGGCGTTAAAGCATTAATTTCAGCCGTTGTAAGTTGCTGTATCTCCTCTTGGTAATCGTCTATTAAAGCGTTATTAAATGCCCTTAAATCGGCTGGTGTGATTTCTGATCCAATGTCTGGGAATAGACTGTCTGATAATGCTTGTACTGCTATTTTACTCATATTGTTATGTATTTAAAAATCTTGAATTAAATCTGTCATTAAATGTACTTCTTGGTATTGATTGACTCTCAAATCTGTACGTTGTTAAAATCGAACCATTAATATAAGTTGCAAACTTAGTTAAACAACTTGAGATTGCTATTGATTCTGCCAAATATTGTTTTGTGCTTACATATTTTGAAAATAAATCTTCAGTATCAATTCCAGCACAAAGTGCTTTATGTATTGTCAAATACGTTTTACTCGAAACTACAGTTGAAAATACTACTCTGAATGGCATATATAAATTATATCCATTGTCAGCACCGAAAAATATAAGTCCTTTTTTTGGCGGCACTATTGGCAATAATGCAGATTGAACATATCCTGAAATATTAACTTCTAAAAACCCATCTCTATTTCCCTCAGGTGAAAAATCAGCAACTTTTAAAAAAGGATATGGATTCGGACTAACTCCAATTGGCACTTCACCTGTTTGCCATCCTTTATAAACCGAAAACACAGGCGGTTGCATGTACTTTATATCCCTAGCAGTGTCAGCAACGGTATAAACAGTATTTAAAGTGTAACTTACTAATATTGGTGTTCCTCCTGAATAGACATAAGTTCCTACTGATTTAATCGTGTGATATCCTTTATAAATTCCTGCTGTAATGTAAACTAAATCGCCTATTTTTAGTAACGTAACTGAATTCATGAATACGCCAGATGTTACTACTAAATTGCCAAAGCTAACGCCAAAATTACCTAATTCAGTTGGTGCATCAAATAAATAATTAATAGGTTGGTAAGCACTTACCCATTGACGTGGACTCCTTATTTGGCTATAATTTTTTTGAATTGGCATTATGCTGCTATTTTTAAAACGTCACTACTAACTTCACTTGCAATCAAATTGTAAAAATCATTTTCGATTTCTTTTGTTAAAGCATCATTGAATATTCCGCTCACCAAATCAGAGCCGCCTTGCTGCCAAATAGTTGTACCCTCTCTGTGTATTTTTCGAGTAATCAAAAAAGCTAATGAATCTTTACTAATTCCATCTTTAGGTGTTATACCTTTTTCATCAATCCATTGCCTAATTACATCTTTAAGTTTGCCAGGTTTGTTGCCGTTTGTTGTAGGTTTTCTACCAAACTCTAAAGCACCGATATATTGCTCGGCATAAACAGTTAAAGTAGAGTTCTTAACATCGTAACGAACCGACTTAGCCAAACGACCTGAAGCATTAACAGCTCCATACTTAGTAACTCTTTTAGTCTGAATATCTTTAACTAACCTATCAGTTAACTCTAATCCTAATTTATTTAAATATTCGTTAAAGTCCATTTTATATTATTTCAGAAGTTGGTAAACAATCGACAACTGTTGAAATTACTTTAGCATTAAACCTCACGAACATTCCGCTTGTGATTCCGTTGAACTGCTTAAAATATGGCTCTGCTTGGTAACCTGTATATTGAACATTTTTAGCAATTAGCCATTGCTCTAATCTTCTTTGCATTATATCTGCCTGCTTGATTATCTCGAGTCTGTCTTCATCATTTGTGTGCGGAGTATCTTGAAAAATTAACGCTATTAATACGTTAGGTATAGTATCAACCGCTTGGTTTTGGTCGGCTCTGCTAATTGTAAAAGGATATAAATGAATTTGTGGTAAAGGTTGCTTTTCGATAGCTAAGTTTGCATCCGATACTCTGCCATGATAAAAAGTACCATTCGGATTTATATCAAAGGCTATCTCTTTTATGGTATCGACAAAATCTTTGTACATTTTACAAAAGTAATCAATTTTAATAGCGTTTTATTTTGTTAGCCTTATTTTTTTTGAAGCATCCGATACGCCTCCTCAAGGTCTTTTTTGTACATACTTTCCTCAAAGTCCATTAATAAGACTTCATATATTTCCTCCGCTGGCAAAGCCATTACTTCACTCATTGTTTTGTGATACTTTTCACCAATGGTTTTAATGGTCATTTTAGCGCCAAACTTTTTAAACCTATCCACATCTGCCAACACCTCCGCTTGTGTGGGCTTATAGTCGTTTAATCGCTTGTACTTGTCAAAAAATCGTGATAACTGTTCAAAAAAAAAGCAGCCAAAGGATATGAAATGGTAGTTGGTAGCTTTGAATAGTCCACATCCGTATATACTTTTAGTATAGGTATCATTGCTTTAAATGGTTTTTCCGCTGCAATTAAATGAGCCTTTGCAACTTCAACTTTACCATAGGATTCTTTTCCAATATCGACTTTATTTTCTTCAGCTACATAAGCATCGGGCAATTCACTCATGAATGAAGTAGCTAACATAATCGAAGCTAAAGATTCGCTATTGAGTCGCTCTAATTGGTCTTTTGAAACATCGAGTAAACAACTAACTTGTTCCAATGCTGTTTCGCAATCCATCCAGTTAATAAATCTTTCAAATGGCACATCATGCCATGAAGTAGGTATTTGAATTATTTGAGTTCCTATACTTGAAGTTATCATATTAGTGAATTTCGTTTTATAGTAGTAGCGTATTTTTGTTTGGTCAAATGTTGAAAACTATATCTAAGTGAGTCAATTCCGTGATTAAAGGCATCAACCGGTATTCCTGCTTTCTTATCATTCCAAAGATAATTAGATAATTCCTTTTTTAAGTTATGGCTTCGTTCAGTTATTACTAATGCATAATCTTGCATTTTAGTAATGCCTGCACTTACCGAACCTTGTCCCTTTTCGCATCCAATTATATTTAATCCTTTTCGCTTTAAATCGTCAATTAGTCTCGGCTCTGAATTATCTCCGATAATCAAATCAGTTGGTTTGCTAATCAGTTGTTTATTCGCTTGTAGAATAGCATCCGTTCCCATCCCTTGACTTGAGTAAAGTAATTCATCTGCAAATATAGTTTTTGTTTTTTCATCAACAGCAACTTTTATTAATGTTGTCGGGTCAATGCTGAATCCATAATCTTGACCATAAGCATAAGGAAGCGAATTGTTAAAATTTCCAATAGTCCAATTCGTAAATATAGCACCCTCCCTTGTTGCCCTTTCTCCACTTCCATAAATTTTCCACCAATAATCATTGTGCTTCCTACTTTCAATATCCTCTATCTGTGCGGTGGTCAAATAAGGGTTATCTCTATATGTTGTTATTAGCGGTGGGTATTTTTCAATATAAGGGTCGAGCCAGTGTTCTAATCCTAATGCGGGGTTATAGTCGCAAATTATCTTGTGCCTTGTTCTCGGGAATAGTTGGTCTATTGTTTCCTGTGGGAACTGGTGCGCTTCGTTTATCCAAATAAAGTCACGTGAACGCCCGTGTATCTTTGCAGGTGTGTCCGCTCCATAATAGCTTATTAAGTTACCATTCAGGTTATAAGTATGCTCACTTTTGTTATGGTGCATCTCGTTATATAATTCACATTCAATTAGCACATCTTTAAAGTCTTTCCATGCGGTTGCTCTTAATGCTGTGAATGTATCTCGGCAAATATCAATATCCAGCCCCGAGTAGTTTTCGCACAGCCAAATCAAATAGTAAATAATTGAATACGACTTTCCGCTCCGAGTTCCCCCTTGTAATAGGGTTATCCGTTGTTCAGGGACTTTTTTTTTAAATAAAGAAAATTAGGGTTTGCTTTCATCGTCTAACCATTCAGGTAGTTTCTTTTTACTTACTGATACATCCATTGTTTGCTTTGACTTGCCATAGGCTCTATCTAATAGTACTTCGGCTGCTCTTACATCACCTTTGGCAGCTTTTGCCCTTAATGCCTTTAAAATGACCTCACCTGCAGTTATACCGTCCTTTTCCTCGCCCAAAACGTCTGCTAATAGTTTATCCAATTCGGGAAGCTTTTTAGGTCTGCCGTTTGGGTTTCCGCTTTCGCCTTTTTTGAAAGGCTTTAGGTTTTCTAATGTTGGATTCTTAGCCACTGTTAATCCTCTGTTTTTTGATATTTAACACCATTTCTCTTGATTTCCAATGATGGGTCAAGTTTTTGCATCCTGTCCAAGATGACTTGGCAGTATTTAGGGTCTAATTCCATACCGTAGCATTTGCGTTTAAGTTGATGTGATGCAACCATAGTTGTTCCACTTCCAGTGAATGGTTCACATATTAAATCTCTTTCATTAGTAATTGCTTTTATATATTCACTTGGCAATTCAATAGGGAAAGTTGCTGGATGTAAACTTCTGATATCACCTAATTCTGGATTTGAATAAAAAACTGACTCCATTTCTTTTAAATCACCTTGAAATCCTACTGTTGAATTTTTCATTGAACCATCTGCTTGTCTTACTTTTCTGTGAGTTCTGTCTTTTTTTATTGCAGTTGTTCTTTCGCAAGTTCTGTTTATGTCTTTGAATTTTTTACCAAAAACAAATATCCATTCGTGAGCAATTGGGAAAAATGCTGATTGATTACCTATACTACCAGCCGAAGGTTTAGCCCATACATTCCAACTTAAAAACTTATATCCATTGTCTCTCGCTTTATTGATATATTCATTCCAATATTCATTGATATCATTGTCTTTTCTCTGTATACCTAAATTGATAACTTGATATTCACAATACTCATAAAATGAAGTTATAAATTCAACTAAATTATTTACAGACAAATCTTTGTCTCCATTATATTCTCTCATATCTGAATATGGTGGACTTGTGAATAGTAATTCTGCTTTTTGGCCATTCATTAACCTTGCCACCGCATCCGCATCCGTACTATCCCCACAAAGCAACCGATGCTCCCCAATCTCAAACAAATCCCCTAAAACAATATCCGTTTCAATACCACCTTCTGGAACATCAAAATCATCTTCTTCGGCTTCGGGTGCGACTTCAAAAATGGGAACATCCAAACCCCATTTATCCAAATCCTCACTATCCCATTCATTTGCCAACATTGACCAGTCCCATTCTCCACCGCTAACATTATCTTTGATTATAAACTCCTTTTGTTGTTCATCTGTCAAATCCTCTGCCATAATTATCGGGACTTCTTTTAACCCTGCTTCTTTACAGGCTCTTAATCGCATATTTCCTCCGAGTACTATCATATCTGAATTAACTACAATAGGTCGTATCTCGAGCATCTTTGGAAAGTCTTTTATTGACTGCACTAACTTAGCAAACTTATCATCCTTAATTACTCTCGGATTGTTTGGGTTTGCTTTAACCTCTGATATTTTTACTTTTTTTGAGTTCATATATTATAATAAACAGTTTGACATGGCTTAACTTCGATTGTATCACGCCTTACTACTCTTTTTTGAATGTCGAGTACTTCTAAAGGATAAATTCCTTTAGGCAAAGTTATCTTTGGATTCTCATTCATTTCATCGCCTAAGATGTTATTATTGATTCTGACCATGTAATTGCCTTTTAAGAGGTTGGCTATTATCACTTCGCTTTCTTTTGGGCAAAGGGGCGGTTTTGAGCATTTTGTTATATCCATTACAAACCATACTAAAAGGAATGTAATTGTCATTGTTTTTTTCATTGTGTTGATTTTTCGGCTACTATTAAATACATTGTAGCTTGTTGACCATAACCCTTTTCAATAATTACTGGATTCTTAAAATCTTTGTTTATCTTATCCATACTCATATCTTGAATTTGATTAATGTCTGTATATTGAATATAGTAATGCAACTCATTTTCAGTTAAACTTCTTTTTTCAGTTGGCAAGTCAATTAGTTTCATATCAGAATGGCAAGTCATCTTTCACTGAATCCATTGGTTTAGATTCTTTTTGCATAGGCTCGGTTAAAGCAGCTCCAAAGTAGCTAACTCCGTTTTTGTCTTTACGAACCCAAAGTCCGATGTCTTTTACTTTGCCGTCTATTTTGATTTGCCCTTTGTAGTCGGGGTGATTGTCGGCTGACTTTTTAGTGTTTTTGAAAATTAATCCTGAATTGTCTTTTGTGATTTCCATAGTGTTTAATTAAATAAGTGAATCTAAATTGTCTATTATTTCATTAGCCCAATTTGGGTAGATATTTGACAAAAAAGTATCGTCTTCACCATAATAGTCAATATGCAAAACCCCATTTCTGAAATTAATAGTGAGTTCATATTCTATATTTTCAGCGTATCCATATTCTCCAAATTCAGGACTTTTTACTATTTTGCCTTTTGGAGTTAAATCTATTCTTGTTGGTAAAGATAGTGTATTACTATCAAATACAAATGAATCGTTTTGGTCTTCTTGGTTTGTGAACTTTGTTTTCATTATTGTTTTTTTAGTTAGTGAATTTAGCTACAAATTTAATAATTTTTTAAATAGTTAAGGTATTT